TACCTTTAAACATTATCTTATCCCCTACCCCTACTGATGGCGTGTCTGTACTTGCTTCCAAAGCTGTCCAAGTTGAACCACTATCAAGGCTGTATGAAAGCCCAGCATTTGAGAATTGGAATGTTGACGAAGCGGTTGTTGGTACAAGTGTGAGATATTTCTCTTTATAGTTATATGAAGAATAAACAAGGTCAGTACCAGCATAGATGGCAGTGACCTCATCACTGCCAAATCTAACTCCTACTAAATCTAAATTTCCTATCTTTGTACTCATTGTTCAACTATGTAATAAATTGTATTAGGGTCAACAGTACCTCCAGATACAAGAGCGTCATAAGCATCTTGGGTAAGCTTTACAATCTTAAACTGAATGTAGTCTTGCAACCTCTTCATCGGCTTTCGATAGTAGTCGGAATAAGTGGTGTTATCCACATCTACAACATACAAATCACCGCTTTGCCTTAAACTGATAGCATTGTGTCTATAACCAACACTCTCACCATTTCCTACTGAGAATAGAGTATTTCCAGAATGACCAAAGCTTGTACTACCACTTGTTGAATAGCTATATCGACCACCACCTACAAACTCATAGGTGTTTTTTGCTTCATTATTGGCACCAGCAATGGTACAAAAACCTTTGTTATTATTACTGTGACTTCCATTTAACATCAAAGAAGAGGTCGAAACACCAGTAATTGCTACACCAAGTGATATTGAATTTGCTGTGCTGATGGAGATACCATTACCAGCTGTATAGGTCTTTCCCTCTACAGTACAAGCAATTGTATTTGAAGAATCAATGCTGATGCCACTTCCAGCAATGAGTGTGTCTTGTTTTCCAGACATAGCTTGTGTGAATGCTGATGTCTTGACATAATCTGCCATATCAACTGCCTCTGCATCACTTATGACATAGAACACAGTAGGGTCAACAGTTCCACCACTTACCAAAGCATCGTACTCAGCTTGTGTTAACTCAACAACTTCATTTCCACCTTCGGCAGATATGACATTTCCACTGATAACGATATTAGTACCAGCAGTTAAGGTATCTTGTTTTCCTTGTAATGCTGTATCTGTAGCTGCTGTATATGCTGTATATGCTGTGGTATCAACTTTACCACTAGTAGAAGCACTTATAGCCTCATTCATTTCTTGTGTTGTTGAATATGCAGATAGGGATTGATGCTCAGTTAAGAACCCTTGCTGATTAACCCAAGTTTCAGTAGCCATATCATCAGTAGCTGCTGTTACATAATCCTCGGTTGCATATCCATTGAGAGCAGCAGATGTAATATATCCAGCATCGTTGGTAAGGGCACTATTTGATGTTGGAATATCTTGCAATGTTGCATAATTTGAGAGGTCAACACCAGTTATATAACCTTGATTACCAACCCAAGTTTGAGTTGCCATATCATCCGTTGCAGCACTTATGGCTTGATTCATTTCATCAGTTGTACTGTATGCTGATAAGCTCTGGTGTTCCGTCAAATAACCTTGGTTCTGTACCCAAGTTTGAGTTGCCATATCAGCAGTAGCCGTAGCAATATCTTGTGTTACGGCAGTTGTATCAGCTTTACCACTTATAGATGTGGCTATCATTGTTTCAACTTGTGCACTTGTAACATCACCAGAGGCTGTTGAAGAGATAACATTATTAACGATGGTAATGTTATCCCCAGCAATAAGTGTGTCTTGTTTGCCACTTACAGCCTCGTCAATCATCGTTTGTACCTCTCCGCTTGTAATATCACCTCCACCTTGAATAACGAGGTCTCCAGAGCCTAAAATGCTTTCTCCGTTGATTGTACGAATATTAGTACCAGAGATAAGTTGGTCTTGTTTGTTATTTATGGCTTCATTGGTTGTGGCTGTATATGCGCTATATGTCGATTTATCAACCTTCATATCCAAAAGGTTGTTTGTCTCAGTCTTTGTATAACGCTGTGCCATATTTGAATTAATGGCTCTAATGCTATTGGATAATTCAGCATCTTGTTCATCCACATATGTCTTGTCAGCTTTGGAATGGATGGAACGGTTAATCATATCTTGCACCTCAGTTGGATTCATACCAGAGACGGAATCAATCAATTCCTCTGTCTGCTGCTTGGTATAGTACCAATCCGCATTTGCAAGGATAACTGAGTTATCGCAATATTCCCACATATCTAATTGTTTGTCTGGACAAATCATAATTCATTTATTGTTATTTATATTGTTATTGTATTGCTTGTATTCTGCTTGCATATCCACTCCAAGCTGATTTATATGCGTTAACTGATGCTGCTGGAACATATATTGGATATGAGCCATTGAAAGTGAACGAACCAACCGAAGCATCATCAAGAGTTGGTGGAGTTGTTGCTAATATTTTAACGTATTCTCTATTTTGCGCGTATTCTGTAGTAGTTTCAAAAGCACCTAGACCAATAGATGTTATACCACTTCCAATTGTCACTGTGGTAGGTCTATCCAAATAAAAGGCTTGTTCACCTATTGTTTTAACACTGTTTGGAATGTTTATTGAGGTTAATGCAGTGCAGCTTTTAAATACTCCTTCTCCAAGAGTCTCCAAACCTTCATTTAATGTAATACTAGTCAATCTACTACAATTTGTGAATGCGTCTTTTTCTATTGTTTTGATAGAACTAGGTAATACTAAATTACCAGTTATAAATGCTTGATTCCTTAAAGCAACTTCACCAATCGTTTCAACACAACTTCCTATCTCAATAGATGTATAAGCATTATTAGTATAAGTTTCACCAGAACTTAATGTTGATGAACTGTTGCAGACAACCTCTTTGGTATTATTGTTCAATAAAACACCTCTGAACTTATAATTTGGAGCATAACCACAATCAGTTGAGTTAACCTCTAGTACTGTACTACCCATTCTTGTTTCAGATGGCACAACATCATTCCAAGTAACACCATTATCACTTGATTGTTGTTTCTTCTCTTTGGTATATTTGGTAGTTCCACTGCAAAGATAATCATTATCTCCAGTCAAAGTTACCCATCTGTAGATGGTCTCAGCACTACCACCACCTCCACAACAACCACTTATAGCATTTTGTAGTGATGTGATTTGGTTTTGTAGGTTGGTTATATATTGGATAAGCTCTGAGTTGGTAACATAGTTCTTGTTCAATACCCAAGTCATTGTTGCCATATCATCCAACATATCATCTATCTCTTGTTTATTATAAGTGTACGATGACAATTCAGCATCGGTAACATAATCAGAGAGGTCAACACCAGTGATGTAATGTTTATCCAATACCCATTGTTCGGTGGCATATCCACTTGTAGCAGCACTGATTTTATCATCAACCTCTTCTGGAGTGATGCAGCAGCCACTTTCTATTATATCTTCCAATTTTTCATCAATTTCGGACTTTGTGTAATATGCATTGGCATTTGCGACAATAGGAGTGCAGCACCCTAAGTTCAAATGGTAAGTATTTCCTTGTTCGTTACAATTGCAAGCCATTTCTTTATAAATTAATCGATTATTTAGATAAACATATTATATTAATAAGCGTGTCACTTATTGTGACACGCAAATTATATTAAGTTGCATCTTGTACAGTCCAATTGGTAGGTATTCCACTATTTCCACTACCCCAAGATGTCATTGATGCTGCCTTTGTGAATGTTCCAGATGAGGACACATTTCCGACCCAACCATATGTACAATACGAAGCTGAAATATCAGTTGCTAGACACTTAATTTGATTTAAGCTAGTACAATTTCGGAACATGTAATAATAGCAACTGTATGCCAACGTTGTTGCTGGTAATTCTGGTGCTACTGTCAATGCAGTACAACCACTGAACATATACCTATAACAACCACTAGCCAATGTCGTTGCTGGTAACTGAGGTGCTGTCTGCAAACCACTACAACCTTCGAACATATAGCCACAAGCATCTTGTGCCATTGTAGTACTAGAATCACCTATTGAGGAAGGTGCTGTTGTTAAATTTGTACACCCACTAAACATTCTAGAATAACACTGTTCTGCCAATGTCGTTGCTGGTAACACTATATTTTCAGCATCACAAACGCTAGAACCACTGAACAACCCCCTAAACACATAATTTCTACCGCTTAAACTTGTTTGACCACTGAAATTATCACCATATATCAAAGACATTATATTACCATCAACATTGAACTTGTCACTGCTACTAAAAGTACCTATATTTAAAATAGGAATATTATCTCCTTTGAATAGAATCTTACTATTAGCAGCTACTGATGGTGTATTTGTGTTTGCAGCCAAAGCTGACCAAGTTGAACCATTATCTATACTGTATGAAAGTCCACTCCTAGAGAATTGGAATGTAGTATCAGAACTAAGTGGTGTGAATGTCAAATACTGTTTCTTCAAATCGCAATCACTTGAACCACTCTCAATTAAATCACCTTTTACAAAAGCTCCGCTATCTTGCCAAGTACCATTACATAAACCTTGGACTGAATACTTTTCATATTTATTACCACTTTCGCAAATATAACCACCACTTACTAATACCTCTCTTGTATCTGAATAAATGTTATTAACTGTCCATCCACTAGGAATTCCACTAATACCACTTGTCCAACTATTCATATTACAAGCTTTTGTGAATGTACCATTTGCTGCGGTATGATATAGCCAATACTGAGTAGAATTATATCCTATACTAGTTGCAAGACAAGTTACAGTATTTAGGTTAGTACAACCAGTGAACATAGTATTATAACAATATTGTTCTAATTTTTTAGCTGGTAATACTGGTGCTGTCTTCAAACTAGTACAATTTGTGAACATATACATATAACAACTTTCTGCCAATGTCATAGCTGGTAGCTGTGGTGCTGTCTTCAAACTAGTACAACCATCAAACATCCAAATACAACATCTTTCTGCCATTGTTGTGCTAGAAGTACCAATAGATGAAGGTGGGGTTGTTAGACTTGTACAATTTCTGAACATTTGTTCATAAGAACCATATGCCACTCTTGTTGCTGGTAATACTGATGGTGCTGTTGTCAATGCCGTACAACCTTGGAACATATAATAATAGCAGTCATTTCCCAAAGTTGAAGCTAATATTTCTGGTGCTGTTTGTAAGTTACTACAAGCAGAGAACATATACATACAAGCAGCAGATTCTACTGTTGCGTTATTATCACCAATCAAAGAAGGTGCTGTTGTCAATGAGGTACAACCTTTGAACATTTCCAAACAACTACCATACCCTAGTGATGTTGCGTGTATTGCCGTTGGTGCTGTAGTTAAACTAGTACAACCTTGGAACATAGCCCAATAGCATCCCATTGGTAAACTTGTGGCTGGCAACTCCTTTGGTGCTTTTATTAATGATGAACACCCATCAAACATATGATTATAGCAATTGTTTGTAATTGACGTTGCTGGTAATATCATATTCTCAGCATTTACAACCTTGGAGTTTTTAAACAAAGTTATAAAGACACTATTCCTTCCACTCAAACTTGTCTGACCAACGAAGTTATCTCCATATATCAAAGACATTACATTACCCTCAACATTGAACTCTGATGATGCTGAAAATGTACCACTTCCATAACTTGAACTAGTAGTTAACTCGTTAGCTTTAAACATTATTTTTTCACTAGCCTTTACAATAAGAGTTGTTTTATCCGATGGTAAATTAATCCAAGTAGTACCATAATCAAGAGAATAATAGATAGTGCTTCTACTAAACTTAAACGTTGTATCAGCACTGACTGGTATTAACGTCAAATACTGGTTTTCATATCCACAATCACTTGAACCACTCTCAATCAAATTACCCTCCATAGCTCTATAAGTATAATACCAAGTTACACCACTGTCATATGAAACTTGTTGTAATTTTTTTTCATATTTATTAGAACCATCACATACATAACCATTAACCACCCATCTATATTGAACATTGGAGCAATCTTCATATGGCTGTATTCTACTAGCATATGAAGCCCAGTCAGTTGCTGATTTATAATCTTCAACTCTGTCACAATGAACATAAAAATTACAGTTATTTGTGTTGTTAAATATATAGTTTCCCAACAGTGGAGGTACAAATGGTTCAAATAATATACCTTGAAGACCACTACAACCGTTGAATGCATAATCATCGATATATGTTATTCCGCTAGGTATCGTTATTGCTGAAAGTCTATTATAGTTAGAAAATGCCCCATTACCTATTGTTGTTACACAGTTTCCAATTTTTGCTGATACTAACCCATAGTTTCTAACATAATAGGTTGTTTCCCCAGAAGTTAATGTTGGATTGCCATTACATTTAACAATTTTAATTGGGTCTATAAGATGAACTGTAGCTGCACTTTCATAATGTCCTTCAAACTTATTATTGCAAAACTCTTCATCAATTCCGACATATTCACCTTTTTGATATATAGTTGGATAGTATATGTACCAAGTTGCACCACCATCATACGAGACATATAGCACTTGCTTCTTGTACTTTCTATTGTCCTCACAAATGTAATCACCATCTAGGTCAACCCATTTGGTTATCTCAGAACCACTGTCTGGACAATCAGCACTTTGATACTCTATCAAATCACCTTTTATTACTTCAAGAGAAACCCAAGAAAAACCATCATCATAGCTTATCTGGTGTTCTCTCATTGCATATTTACATTGAGCCATATCTTATATTTTAACTTGTTATTGCTTGAATCTTACTTGCATAATTGCTCCATCCACTTGCAGTTTTATACACGTTAACTGATGCTGATGGAACGAATATCCTCATATTTGAGTTTGTATTATATAATGCGTTTGTTCCTAAAGTTGGAGGTGTTGTTGAATATAATGTAAGGTTATATAAACCACTACAATTTGTAAATGCACTAGCTCCTATACTCGTTATAGTACTTGGTAGCTCTATATCTGACAATCCATCACAATTATAGAAACATTGGTCTGGTATATATGTTAATGTCCTAGGAATGTTGATTGTACTGAAATTAAGTGAATCCCTAAATGCTGCAACACCCAACGATTGAAGGTAGTTTGGAAGATTAATCATAGACAATTGCGTGCAACCACTGAAAGCATAGTCACCTATCGATGTAACACTGTCTGGTATGCTTGCATCCAACAATCCACTACAGTTATAGAAAGCACTAGTACCTATTGAACTAACTGTAGAAGGTATTCTCACATTTGACAAAGCTGTACAACCACCGTATGCACTATCGCCTATCACATTTACACAACTACCAATTGTAGAAGATGAAAGTGCTGTTCTATTTGTAATCTCACTAGAAGTTAGAGTTGTTGACGTGTTACAAGTAACACTTACGTTCGTTCCACCAGTTGTAAAGCTTGTAACTTTATAAGGTACACAACTATCACACATTGTACCGTCAACCCAACGTTCAATTGGCTGTTGACCTCCACAATCTGGAGAATCTTCTTCAATTATGCCATTCGCTCTTGTCTCTTCTGGAACCACATCACTCCAAGTAACACCATTGTCATAGCTAACTTGCTTCTTTTCCTTATAGTACTTGGTTGTACCTATGCATATGTATTCTCCACTTACAACAACCCATCTATACTGTGTTGAACAACCACAGTCAACACTTCCTTGTTCGATGACTTGACCAGTGCTGTATTCAGATGGAACAACAGCCACCCAAGTCTGGCCTCCATCAGTAGATTGAAACTTCTGAGTCTTCTGATATTTAGTACAACCGACACAAGTATATCCACTTACCACTTGCCATCTATATTGTACAATATAGCCACAATCAGCACTGTCAGTCTCATATAGTTCACCTTTCCTATATTCATTTAAAGGTGACCAAGTTTGACCACTGTCATAACTGACATAACGTCTTTCTTTGTAATATTTACAAGTTTTTGCCATATTTTTGTTATTTATGAATTAGGTATTGCTTGGATATAGCTACTATAACCACTCCAACCTTTTGCAGTTTTATATGCTTGTACACTTCCACTCGGAACATAAATTGTACGATTCACCCCAAGAGGAGCTTCCCAACTATCAGTATTCGGAGGAGTTGTAGCTAAAATTGTTATAGACTCAATATTGTTAGAATATGATACAGTTCCAACTTCCATATAAGTTACAGTACTCGGAAATACTATATGTTTCAACATTGGACAATGTGCAAAAGCATACATTCTAATTGAGAGAACACCTTCTGGTATATTAAATACACCGTCAGTATCGCTATTTATTCTAGTAAGCCCACTACAAGAATTAAATGCATATTCACCAATTGTTTTAACACTATTTGATATTGTTGCACTAGTAAGACTAGTACATCGTTGGAAAGTACCAGAAGTGACATTACCAGAGATGCTGCTATAATTATAATAATTTAGACCACTAATACAATCACCTATAACTGCTGATGTCATTGCTGAACGCACATATCCGTTTGGAGTTACATCTGCATATGTCAAACCAGTTTCAGATTCGCATTCTGCTGAATAGCTTGTGTTATCAGAATATGTTGCATAGAATTTTAAATCTAGTAGCGGAGGAATATATCCACAATCACTAGAATTTGCTTCTATGAGTGTTGTCACCCCAGTAGCTGTAGTTGTCCAAGTAACACCACTATCATAGCTTACTTGATATTCAGCCTTCCCATATTTATCATATCCTTGACAAGTCCAACCAGTTGTCAATGTCCTAGCACTGTAGCCGCAATCAGTACTATTTGCTTCAATCAATGTTGTTGCTGATGTTGCTGTAGTTGTCCAAGTAGTTCCAGAATCGTAAGATACTTGGTATTCATCTAACTCATATTTATCAACCCCAACGCAAGTGGTAGCTGTTGTAAGAGTCCTATACTGAGGTGTTGGACATTCATCACATATATAATCCGTTGTAATATCCATCCTTACCCATTTATATTGAGGCTCAGTCGGTGGAACGTAGCCACAGTCAGTACTAGCACTTTCTACCAATATTGGTGTCATTGTTCCTTCGCCATTATAGCTATATGTGGTAGGAACAACATCTACCCAAGCATCTGAGCTTCCGCTTATCCTTTGCTGCTTTTTATATTGTTGGTATTTGTCATATCCAACACAAGTGGTAGTTTCTGCTGTAACCCATCTGTATTCATATACAATTTCTTGGCATTCTGCTGGGCTGTCACTCGTTTCTGAGCCTCTTCTTGTCTGTCCAGTATCAATCCAAGGTGAATCTGCTGATGGTTTAACTTGTTCAGCCTCTACAACATACTTTCTACCATTGTAACAAACAGTTTCCTCAGTAACAACCCATCTTTTTTCTGAACCGCTACAATCAGTACTTTCAACACAGTTTGTAGTTCTTAAAACCTCAGTTCTTGTATTTATATCACCACTGGTTGTACCACTGTACATTCTCTGGACATCACATTTCTGAGTGCCAACACAAGTTGTACTTTCAGTTACCCATCTGTAGAAACCATTGCCTTGATGTATTATCAAAGTTGCTGTATCACCATTGCAAAGGGTCACAGTAACAACAAATGTCCTTGGAGTCTCAGTAGTATTCTGAGGAACATATATCTTGATATAAGTCTGCATTAACTGAATATCAGTCAACGTGTCACCACTGTATTCAGTTGCTTCCTTTGTACAACATTGAGTTGGGAATATTACATATTGTCCATCACTTGTTATCGTTCTCTCATCACCATTGTAGAAACACGCGTTTCTAGGGAATATATTCACATTATATGTTGTAGCAGTATCACAATATTGGATGGTAAAGGCTGATGATATGCTTGCTGCATCTATAGCTCTGCTATTGCACATATCAACGGTGTATTCAACATTAGCTTCTCCACTTGTGGGTGAGAACTGTAGGAATGATGCTGTATTAACCAATCTCCAATCAGAATCAGCCTTTATATGGAATCTTGTACATTGTTGAGCATATACATTCAATGGACTTAACAAGCTTGTATATAGATTACACTGTTTAATTTTACATAATGGTTGGTCAAATGTCTCAATCTCGTCAAAAGTACCAGCAAGGTTGAGGTATGAAAACTGTTCCTCATATCCTTGTAGACACTTGTAACGTCCAGTAGGATTACCAAAGGCATCATACTCCTTTTGAAGGAGATATTTTGCAACACCATCACCCACACACTCCCAACCATCATAGTCAGTGGTGAATTGGAAGGTTGTTTGACCAGTTATAGGAGAGATTGTACCTCCAGTTATGAAGGTAATCAAATCACCATTGTTGTGCGAATCCTTAAGTACAATCTGTATATGGTCTGGAGTTGAAACCTCACCATTACTAGTAACGGTATATGATGGTTGCAACCCAAACCCAAAACCACATAACACATATTCCTTGCCACTTGTCTTTATAACAGCCGAATATAGGTTATCTGTGAATTCTAGAAGGTTATAGTGCCAACTATCCTTGTAATCGTCAAATTTGATGTTAAATTGGATTGTATGGCTTACATTAGTACCGTCAAATTCCTCAGTAAATGTTGCACTTTTCTTGTCATAACGAACCTCAGAGAACCCAGAATTGGTATAGCGAACATAATTACCATATCTAGCTGAATAATCCTTCTCGTTAAGAAGGAGTTGGTCAAAACCATCAAGGGTATAACCACTGCAAGGATAAGGTCTGACTTGATTCATATTCCTTATCCTCAATGTTGGATGGTTGCTGATAGTACTTAAGGTAAAATCAGTGTGAGAATCGTTATAGCCTAGTGTGTAGGTATATGTTACCTTACAAGGGAACTTTGGATTAACTAGCCAATATTCATTGTCCATTGACTTGACAATTGCATAGTAGTTTCCATTGAAATCATTATGGTTCACATAACCATTAATTGAGAATTTCAATGTATGCGAAAACTCATAACGTTCATCTAGAGATTCAGTATCTTCCAGACTTATGTCATAACAATTGAACACCAATGGCTGATATTGGATATTCTCAATATAAGCCTCACCATTGTCGATTTTTATGTTACGAAGTGTTTGCTCTGGAATTAGATAAACAACATCATCCAATTTATCTATTCTGTACAAACACGCGTTAGGTATATAATTTGATACACTCATTTTTTATTAATTAAATATGTTTTATAAAAAGAGATTAATAATTTATAATAAACATACAATTTTATGGGAAAAGTTATTAGAGAAAATGGAAAAATATGGCTTGTAGAGGCTGAGAAAGTCTATGGAACTTGGAATGTTAGGAAAACGTTAATGGGAGAATACGAAGAAGAAAAAGAAGACAAGCCGATTAAGAAGAAAGCAAAAAAAGAGGATGAAAATTAAATCATCCTCTTTTTTATTTGTAATCTTATTTATCATTAAGCAGCTACATAACCAAGTAACTGTGTAATAGCATCCTCTGTAAGTGGAAGTCCACTCTCTGCTTGGTTGCCACTAAGGACAATCTGGAGTCCGTTGTTGTCTGAACCACCAGCTATGGTTGCGGTCTCAGCCTCTAATGGAGCAAGTCTACCAAAGCCGATATATGCACCGTCAGCAGTCTTAACTACAACGAAATAACGACCTAATGCAAGACTGTCTAGTGCACTGTGCTGACAGCCATCATAAGCACCACTAATATTAAATGTAATTGAAGCGGTACGATATTTGGTTCCAGCATCTGTAACAACTAGAACATCTTCGAAGGATGCGCTATTTTTTGCTGGTTCTATATGATATGCAGATGAACCACTTGTCAAGGTAATTGCAGTGATGGACTCACAACCAGCAGTGTCAGCAGTTGTATGAGCACTCTCCAATTCCTCCTTGTTCACCAAGTAAATATCAACAATCTCTGGAAGTTGATATGCACAGTTTGTAGAACGAAGCAAGTTTCTATTTAAAAGACAATTAGCCATAATATTATAGTTTATTTTATTTTTTATTATTTTCTATTTTGTTTTTCATAAGGTGGTAGACCGTATTATCTACCACCCTCTAGTTACATTAGGATTATATATTGAGACAAATTAATGCAAGAATACAAATCCCTCTGGGAAGATTATACCAACAGCAATGTTGCTGATAGCCAAAACTCTGAACATATTGTCACCAGTTGAGTTACGCATATCAATAAGCTTGTACTCCAAGTGACTGTCAAAGGTGTCATAACCAAGAACCAAGTTCCTTGGGTCTCCAACTATGATGGTATTTCTAGACTGTAAGGTAGAAATCACTGGAATTCCAAAGATTATCACACCACCGTCTGGACCCATTGCATAGTTGCTAAAGATTGACTGATTGTTTGGGCAGCAAAGCTTACCAAGAGCCATCTTCAAAAGCTGAACATCTGAGTAGTTCATCAAAACCTTAAGATTGTCAGTTGCATACTCACCATTAGCTGCAATTGTCATTGCACTGTTGATAGCATCCTCGACTTGTGCCAAGATATTGTCAACGGTAAATGCACTAGTAGCACCAGTGGTAACACCACTGTTAGCTGCAAGCTGAGTCTCAACACCGTCTACAGCCTTAAGATAGGTCTTTGTGGTAGCGGTACGACCAGTGTCACCTTGCCAGAAAATCTCTTGATACTCTCTAGCCATCTTCGCTCTCAACTTGCCGAAATACCATTCGCCAAATTTAGCTGGAATTCCACCCCTTAATGAGATTTCAGTCTGCTCAACTAGGAATGTGTTCCAGAATGTGTCATAACAGTTCTCTTGGTTAACCTTGATAGCTGCTGGTTCAATGTAAGCTTCTGCTAATGAAGCTGCTCCGCTAGGAGTGAAAGGACAAGTGTAAAGCTGCCAAGCATCACCAATCTCACCAGAATACATCTTCATCTTGCCTTTAACATTATCCATATAGGTAATTCCAGCGTTACGCAAGTCCATACTGTATATATCTCTGGAAAAGATTTCTTGTGCCTCTTTTCCGCAATAGTTAATTGCGCTTAAATCTATGAAATTATTAGCCATAATTAATATAGTTTAGTTTTATTATTATTTTATTCAAATTATTTTACTTAAACATACATCATTTTATATTGATAAAGTATGTAGGTTTTGTAATAAACATACACATATAAAAATTTGTCTATCAGGCATTTGTGTTTCTCATTTTTTTTATATATCTTTGCTCAAAAAAGAAAATAAATATGGGAAGAAATAAAGTGTATACTGACGAAGAAATAAAAGCTAGACAAAAAGCTTGGAGAGAAAAAAATAAAGAAAAGAAAGCTGAATATGACAAGAAACGAAGAGAAGAAAATAAGGAAAAAGAAAAACTACGGCATAAAAAATATTATAATGATAACACACTTAAAGTGCTTGAAACTAGTAAACGATGGAGAGAGGCAAATGTTGACTATTTTAAACATTGGAGAGAAAAAAACCCAGAATACACAAAAAATAGGAATGAAACATATTATAAAACAAAATATGGTAGAGCTGTTAATCTAATAAATTCATACAAATTTAATGATAATAAATATAATAGAGGTGAATGTACAATAACTCCAGAGTGGATGATTGAAAATATATTCAATGGTCGTTGCATATATTGTGGTGAAACTGATTGGAGAAAACTAGGATGTGATAGAATCGACAACTCAAAACCACACACCCCAGATAACGTTGTTTGTTGTTGTGAAGAATGTAATAAGAAAAGAGGAACTAAACCATATGAGGAATTTATGAAAGAAATGCAATTAAAAATGCTAGAAAAGGAGTTAGAATCCTAATCTAGCATTTATCTCTTAGCCTAAATAGCCTCTCATAGTTTCCCTCCAGTTCTGATATGCAGAACCGTCAACTCCAGTCGAAACTGTTGGTTTTGCATTCGTATTCACTGGTTGTGCCGAAGGTTGCTTTGACATTTCCTTAACCTTCTTATCCAATGAACTGTTCATCTTCCTTAATGCATCAACCTCATCCTTCAAACTCTTAACCAACTCTTCCAACGGATTTGGCTTTGGCTCGTCAGGAGCCTCTACAACCTCTTCTTTTGGTTCTTCTGTGGTAACCGTAGGCTCTTCCACTTTTGGCTCATTCTGAGGCTCTGGAGTAGGCTCTACCACCTCTGTAGGTTCTACTGTTGGAGTCTCTTCCAATTTCTCTTCAATTGGAGTAATTTTTGATGCTTCTGATGTATCAACATCAACGTCCTCATCCCTCTTCAATGATACTGCTGTGAGGATTTCATTAAACACGTTCTTAAGTTTTGTCCAGAACATTTCGTTTGTCTCAATTTCCATATTTTCGTTATTTTCTTGATTATTAAATTCTTCCAATGATACCATACTCTCAACTGAGAATCCTCTTAATTCACCAGCCTTGATACGCTCCCATACATCAACATTGTTTACCTTCATTCCGCTAAACCAAGTACCCACTGGCAACTCTTCATTCAATCCCAATGCCACTGATTTATCTTTATACAAGTCAGCCTTAATCCAACTCTCAACAACTGTTACTTCTGGAGCTATATCCATATGGTCAACCGTTATCTCTGCTTGTCTATATTCCTTCATAAACTCTTGTGACATCTTCTCGATGCTTTCCTTTGAGAATTCAAGGTAATATTCATCCCCATCAGCATTCCTTCTATAGATGGGTTTGTCTGGAATCAACACTGCTGAATAGACCATATGCTTTTCCTCATTTGCCAATTGAATCTTAATCGGTTCTTGCTTCTCCAATGCAACCAATTCCTCTTCAATGGCTGGTGATTCTACCAATGAAATTGCATAAGTCTCTGAGTCCATTCCGACCTTATATTTCTTCAATTTCTTCTTCATATGTACAAACATTTTAATAAACATACAGTTATAAACAAATTGGCTAGGATATTCGCCTATCCTAGCCTTTATACAGTCCATTTACAATGCGAAATTCCTTTTTATGCAAACGGTGCTTTATCCTTCATACCATTTGAAGCTGTTAAGACGATTCATCCAGCCCTTTAAGAATACTTTCTGACTTGGATTGCGCTTAACTATTGCTTCAAAATGAGCTTTACGTCTATTCCAGAGCTTAAGAAACAGTTCTTTTTGGTTGGGGTAGTCATTTATAGCTGCTAGCGTTTTCTTGCCCACTATGCCATCAGCAACGACTCCTAGGACTTGTTGAGGGTACTTAATTCCCCATACACCACTGCCCCAAACCCAATCAACTACAAGATTTGCTATTGCTTGACTGTTTATTTTGTCTGCAAGCCATCTATTCCAATAGGAATTCTTAAATATCACCTCCCATTGGTAATCTGTCATCTTCTTTAAGTTGTCACACGTTTGCTTTTTGCCATAATAACTACGATAGGTAGATATTGTGACTCCGCTATTTGTGCAACCTCCTTTGTCTAGAGGATGATTGACATATCCACCCTCCCATTGCTTTATAATTGGTATTAATTTCTTATAATCAGCCATTTTACTCTTTGTCTTTGTCAATGTAATAGCCTTTGATGTCACTGCGCCATATAATTCTACCTTGATACTCACCATTAAGATAAAAAGCACAGCCCCTCGGAGCAACATACTGGTTATTATATGGGTTTTTATATACACTTATATCCATTTTTAAAAATTGTAGCTCAAACCAATTCCAACAAACACGTCAGTTTGCTTGTTAAGCAGACCGTAACCAACCCCTAATTGTGGTGTTATCCTTATTTTCTTTGGTTTGATATATTTCTCTGTTGTTATTGTATTCGTTATTACTTCGGTGTGCTTTCTCCAGTCTACTTCGGTTGATAGAAGCATTGCGTTTACACCTTGAATAGTACTCTGGACTATTATTGAGTCTTTTTCGTTGCATATTGTGTCTTTATAAGTCTTATTTTCTACAATTAATGGGGTATTTTCCTTTACAGTATCAATTCTTACAACTTCAATTAACTCTGGTATTGGTTTCGTTAAGTAGAATGTATCTCTAGTTGATATATATGCTGTATCTCGGACTGTTATTGTATCAATTTTCTCTATTTCTACTGGTTCAATCTTGCTAATTTTGTAAGAACTATAAAAATATAGACCTAATGTGTAAACTAACAAAAATAATAAACACCATTTCCATCCATTATTACTTCTCTCTGTCATATTCAATTATTCTATCTACAATTTGGTTTTCTATTTCTTTCATTTTATTCTGGGTATTTGTGTTAAACTCCAACCATTTTGATTTAAAATAAACGCTAGCACCTATGAGTCCACCACCAATCAAGAAACACTGTGCAATATAGATTAAGACACCAGTGGCAATGTCATATTGGTTTAAGAAGAAACTTAAAAAGGCTAGGATAACGCCACTGACCATAAGACCAATGGCTGTTATATAGCTTATCTTATCTTTTACTGAAAGTTCCTTCCATTTCTTTTCAACATTCTGTTCCATTTTTATCTTTTTATTAAACATATTGTTGGGCTAGTATGCCTTTCTGCGACAACTAGCCCAACTTTAGAAAATATAGCAAAAGTGTGGTTATACTTCTAGACCACTTATCACCTTAACCTCGTTCAATTTCTGCGTTCTATCTATTATATCAACGACTTGAACAACTGTTGGTTTGTTGCTGTAGTCTTCAATTGCTGCCAATATTCTATCATTCATTGATATGTCATTTCTGAGCAAAGGCAATTGACCTCCATCAGCAAACTTGGTACGAATTCCAGTGATATTCTTTGATGGTTTTCCACTGCTGTAGAAATCTATTAGGTCAGATATATCAACTCTCTTCCTCTTTGAATTGATGAACTGCAATAGGTCAGTGTTGTTGGCTGTTGTAACCTTGTTGGTGATAAATTCGCCACCTTCAACCTCAGCTCTTCCACCTAGAACTGGTACACCACCATCCCTATGACTATTTCCTTGAATGACACCACCATCAGCATATGTGCTAGGTTTTGGAATGTATTGACTTCTTACTGCTGCATACTGTGCTGCTGCCGTTGCTGTTGCCAAAGCTATCATCGGTAAAGCTGGGAGGGGCCATCTGTTAACTGCTGCCATAGATGCTGCCATTACACCATTTATTAGGGCTTGTGCCTCATCCATCTTCTTCCTTGCAACGGCTTGGTCATACTCCAATTGTTCTTTTCTATGTTCAGCTTTTTCCTTCTCCTTCTCAATCCTCTTCTCTTGTTCCAATGAAGCCCTCTGAGCTGCCATTTCAGCGTTAAGTTGGTCTATCAACTGTTGTCTTCTATCACCTCTAGCATCGGATAGTTCACCTTCGATGTCATTAACAGCATTTGCGTATTCTTGTGTCTTTTCCTTCTGTTTGTTCAATAGGTCATTGAACTTATCAACATACTTCTCTTGCTCATCAATCATCTTGTCATAATGGTTGCTAGTAATCTCTGACAATGAGCCTAGAATTGAGTTTGTGGCTTGTCCTACTAATTGTAGATATTGGTCGTAGTTTTGCCACCATTCAGTGAATGAGTTTGCTAGTTTATCGTTGATGTTGCTTATTTCCTCTCCAAATAACCTACCAAAATCCACCAACTTCTCATATGTATTCTCATAAGCTTCATCAGATATGAATCCTTTGTGCCATTTTTCATTCAAATCTTGTACATTCTCATCCAAGGCTATTTGAAGTTTTACAAACTCACTTCTTAACACTTTATAGTTTTGTCTAAGTTCATTGATATTGAAGAATCCAGTTGTGCTATTGCGCAACACATCTGGCAATGCCGTAACTTTCTTTCTTAATTCATCTGAGAATATATCATATTCTTGGATTACGTTGTCATAATAATTTGAATATATTCTACTTCTTTCCTTTAGATTTTCAAATTCAATCTTATTAATCTCAAAATCATATTGTTCATTAATCTGACTTATTTTCTCCTTATGGTTCTTTTCAGCATCTTCACTACTATGATAGTAACTCCAATACAAAGCAACAAGCTCGTCATATCTCTTATTAGCCTCCTTTAACTGGTCATCAGTCATCTTCTTGCCGTTCTCTTTGATAAACTCTTCTTGGGCTTCATATGCATCCTTGTATTCTTGCATTTTATCATTGAAGACTTGTAGTTCATCGTCTGCCTCTTTTGTTGCTGCTGATAATCTATACTCTGCCTCAGATAAACTTAATTGATGGACACTTTCATTGTACTTTAACTGTTCTTTTGTGGCTTTTTCGTAATACTCTCTTTGCGCATCTAGAATAAACCTATCTATTTCACCTATATGACCTCCAGCCTCAGTAACATCTTTTACAATGTTTCTAAATTCTAGCAAAATGGAACTAGTATTATATAGATTCTCTTCCATTTTCTGTGACACATCACCTTTGAGATTATTCACATTTGATATTTTCAAATCAATTGTTGTATTCTCAATGTTCTTTGCCAAATTGTCATACTCTTTCTGGGCTTTATCGACATAATCCCTAAGTTCCTTCAATGCTAGTTCATTGTACAACTGTTCAATTCTAAGCTTCTCTTGGGCTGTACCTTTGACTTTATCCAATGTTTTTCTTCTCTCATCATCGAGTTGGATTAACTTCTTTCTCAACCCTTCCTTCATTAGCTTCATTTCAAGCTCTTGAATCTTCTCTTCTGCCTTAACCCTAGAATCAGATGATGTTGTCTTGGCAGATGGAGTGGCTCCAGATGCTTCTTGTGCTTGGAGTCTCCTTAATTTGTTAAGGATTACCAACTGAGCTTTGTATTGGATTGATGCTATTGAAGCTTGATATGTGGCTTGCTGTTCTTTTTCTAGTGCAGCAGCATACTCTAATGAAGCATCTATACCCTTATTGGTCTCATAGTTAAGTGCTGCTTGTGCCCTTTCTTGTTCTGCTTTCCTTTTATTCAATTCAGCAGCATTCTTCAATGTTCTAAGCTCTTCTAGCCTCTTCTCAGCCTCTAACAGCTTTACATATTCATCCCTCTTCTTGTTAAGAGTGTCTAGCCATTCATCAATCTTATAATAATAGCCTAATGTATCACCATATTTGTTATTAAGCTCTTCTACTATCTTCTTTTCTTGGGTGGTTACACCGCTAAGTGTCTTAATCTTTGATATGTATTCATCGATTTCAGTACTAGCACCAATACCCTCAGACATTGCATTATCGTTTATCTTTGATAGCTCTTCACCAAATTCCTTTGCAGCTTTCTTTGCTTCTTTGAAACGGTCAATCATATTGCTTATACCATTGATAATCTCAGAGCCAATGAATATGGCTAGACCAATACCAGTAGCCTTTAATGCCGTTGAAAAGCCCTTAACAGCAATTGTGGCAGTCTTTGTGGTCTTCTCCAAACCATTGACACCAACCTTTGCTTTTGTGACTCCAGCAACGAACTTATCAACTGCTGTATTTGCCTTTGAGAAATACTTGCCCAGACCTTCACCAGTCTGCATTTGCTTCTGAATGGTCTGTAAACCTTGCATAGCATTCTGTAGTGCCATTAATTTCTTTAAAGATTCCTCAACCTTGTCACCATCTAGACCAAAAAACGCAGCAATACCCTTACTAGCTGATGCTATGGCAACAAATGACTGCATTGTGTCCATAAGAGCATCCATTGGCTTGCCAGCATCTTCAACCGAAGACTTTAATTGAGCATATTCTTTCGTAACTGACTTTAAACGTTCCTCTTCCTCTGGAGTTATTATACCTCTATCCTTCTTAACTGAAAGATTTTGTAACTCAGTCTTTAACTCCCTCAACTCTTGTTTTGCATTCTTGATACCCTCAGTGACTCCATTGGCATAATTTCCAACTGAACGAGAGTAGACTCCATATGACTGTTCAATCTCTTTCAATTTTGTAGTTAACTGGTTAGCCCTTTCAGTCAAATCCTTGAATTTTTCACTACCTAGGTCAGTATTCTGCATCAAAGCTTTTATGTCATATAGCTCTTGTTTAAGTCCAGCCATAGTATTGGCATACCCACCCCTATCTAACCTTTGTCCAGCTACATCACTCTTCTGCTCATTGTTGATTTCCTTTAGAATTTGCTTCTGCATCAATAGAGCCTTATACTCTTCTGTTCTTGCAGCAGCTATCTTCTCAATGTTCTTTGCAATCTGGTCTTCCAACTTAGCTTGCTCAGACAATTCACTGCGAGAGCCACCACCACTAGAGCCAACCTTAACACCTTTGCCGTCTAGAGCCTTTATACGCGCTTCTAGAGCATCTAATTGTTTATTAAGGGCATCAACAGCATCTATGTTTTCTTTAACACCATTGATAACTAGTTGATATGTTTTTACATTAGCCATAATATCTATATTTGTTTAATTAATTTTAGTTTCGTTGTGTTACCTCCTTGTGGGTCATAGCCACTTAGTTCTGATACATAATACAAATCATCATCAAAATGTATTTTTGCACCACCCTTGATGTCCTTATACTCTTGTGGAGTTAAATAACATTCAACATTTACATAATTTGAACTCAACATTGGTAACACGTTGAAGTATTCACTAACAATGCTCTTCTCAGTGTCCTTGTAGCTTAAATTAAAGCCGTTCCAAGCGTTTAATGGATATGATAGGTCAATGTATTCCCTTCGACCATCTGCAAGCTGTGAGGACAGCCAAACGTACTCTTGTGAAACTTGGTCTCTATACCAAAATCTTTGGGTCATTGAGTAACCATCCCTCTTCATTGCCTCATCATAGCCATAACCCTCTGCCATATATTCAGCCTTTGATATGACTGGTATTGCTATCGTCATACCACTCCAATTCTCGTTCTCAGTTCCATCCTCATAGACCTCCTTGTACAAGAAATGGTCATACCAAGTGTAGCTAAATTGTGTCTGAGTATTCTGGGTTTCCGTCTCATATGTATCATCATTCAACTTTATAACCGTATATCCACTATCACCCCATTTATCCCAATCTTCATCGTTGATGTGTTCCTTCGGAACTGTTAGCTCAAATCCCCATTCAGACGTGTCAATTCTATATTGTACTGACATTTCCTTTGGATATGATATATATTCGCTTTCAGCCTCGTCAGAACTCACTCTATCGTCAATATCTATTGCATATGCAACACCTTTGTTAATGCCTTTGTTGGTGTTTATGTCAATGTGGTTGGCTTCCATAACCAATTCTAGGTTGAATGCCTTTTGGATATTGCTTATCCAATCACTAACCTTTGTTTCCTTATTGGTGAAGTTGAACAAATTAAGCTGTGTTGGGAACTCTGTTGGTGAATTATAACCCCAATTGCCATCAGCTTTCAATTCTTCCTTGCTTCTCTCTGAAATAGCTGTTATTTCCAAGTCACATTTTGCTGAAACTGAGTATTTTTGACCATCATAATCCCTCTGTACACCAACCAACTGCAATATATCATCCTTATTGAGATAAACACAACATTGAATGTAACCAGACATATTGTTATTGCTAACAGTTAAGCTGAAAGTACTGTCCTTGTATGTGTTTTTGCAATATTCAGTCTGAATTGGTGTTGAATTTGGATTATGTAGCTCCATACCTTGCACATTTGCAAATGAACCGTTGTTGATGGTTGTCAGTTTTGACCAAGATAGACCATCTTTCATCACTGATATTGTACCATCTGACATTGTTGACATTCCACATATGAATGCTGGACTTACAGCTTGGTCATATGGCATTATCTGGCCATCCTTATGCATAAATCCAAGTGTATTATATCGATAACCACCAATTAATCCATTTCTAGAACCTCCAAAATTGCCATTTGAATTGGTATATGTTCCACCTCTGGTAGTTCCTCTTCCACTTCCCATTCCACTACCTCCAAACGTGCCACCTCCAGTAGTGCCTTGATTGGTTGAATTGTCATAGAATTCATCACCATTTCCCCACTCTAGCAATAAGTCATTCCTTGCTGCAATGGTTTGGCTTACCATATCCTCAGTCTTCGTTGGGCTAGTCGAGCCATAAGGGTCTTGATGTGGACAATCAGTTAACCATTCTTTCTTGTTATCGTATAGAGCACTCTCATATGAGCATCCACTGTAACGATATTGGGTGATGATGGGATAACCAGTAGCATATTCTACATTTTTCTTTCCTTTGATTAACTCAACATTATCATCATAATTTCTTATCAATTGGATTTCAAACGGTGTTCTATCCTTAAAATCTCTACTTATGCCATTTACTTCTCTTCTCCCAAACTCATCATTGCACTTGAAGGTATTTGTCCATTGTGGTGAAGAGAAAGTGGTTCCAGCACCGCTTAATACTGATGTTGCTGATAAACTAATCTTGTACCATCCATCTGCTGGTATCACAATCACATTCTCATTTGGCTCATATAGATAAGTATCTTCCTTGACATCTACTGTTACAGCACTGTTATTTGTACTGTCGCATAGATTCCATAACAATACACTGTCAAAATTGAACTCTTCACCTTGGGTAGCATTGGTTGCATTTGCTGCTGGTCTTATCCTCTCATAAGGAAACTTAAGGTCTTGTGGAACACCACCAGTTGAATTGGCAAATGTGCTGCCATATCTTCCATAACCAAAACCACTGCTAGTTGAATCGAAGGATTGATAGTTATTCCATACTGTGCTTAGACTAACCTTTCCAAACTTGGGATTGCCTAGGTTGTATATTGGCACTTGTTCATTGGCTAGATTGCAACTTGCAAAGATGGATGAAATGTTGGGGTCTGTGAAAGCATCACCAGCTACGGTATAACCCTTCTGCTCAAATGCTCTCTTCATTGTCTCAACGACATTCAATGATGGATAGAATGATTCAATCCACCATTTGTTGTATTTGTCTATGGTATGCTTTGGTGTATAGGTTGCTCCCACCTCATCCTTGGTAACATAGTTCTTTTGGAATACACCATAACTAACCAATGGGAAGAAATATGGAGTTATATAGTTCTCATTATTGACTTGATTAATGGTTGGCGCACCATCAAAAGGTATCATCCATTTCAAATCAGTTAGAACCATATCACCAAATATCTCATCTAGAGTATTAATCTTGATGTTAACTAGATTACAAGTATATTCCTTGTCTTTTGCTGAATACTTTTGGATTGTTAAGCTTCCATCGAATATCAAATCACCATCAGCGTACACCTCTGCTGGGTATCTTGCTCTGAACTTATTCGTCTTCGCTAGGTTGTTTGCGTAGTCCAGAATTCTATCATTGTTAGGTGTTGATGGAATATTGAAACTATAGCTATATTCAGCTTGTGTTGTCGTTGTCTTGGTTGGGTTAAACAATACATTGTTAATCCTTAAATTAAGGCTGTCTTGACTTTCAAGCTCAATAAGCTGCTTGTTAATCCATAATTCTATGTAATGAACATCTGAAATCATTTTTAAATATCTGAATATTTATAGGTTAGTGTTGCTTTATAGATATTGTTATAGTTTGAATCTTCTGCCACTTCAATGGCTGTTGGAATGATGTAATAGGTATATCCATTGACATAAGTCCATACTCTCTTTGAACGCATCAGTGAATTGAATATCCATCTACCATTCTCTTCCATAAGGTGACTTGTCAACTTAACAGTTTTCTCATAATCATTCTTATATATCTTCTTTCTCTCAAATCTGGTATTCTCATCATAGTAGTCAAAAACATTCTTCTCATAGGTGCTTATGTCAACATTGTCAGTTTCGGTTCTAGCCCCAGTGAAGTCGAAGAAACTGATGCCACCATATTCATTGTACCATTGCACTCTCTGATAGTATTCTGTAGCCTTTAGAGGCTTTATAATGTTGAAACGGTATGTATCATCACCCAATGTAATATCAACGTAATATGCGCTGTTAAACTCATCTTGTGGAATCCATATCTCTCGTTCTTGGATATACCCAGAGGTTTGTGCTGAATCGGTATATGCGCTAGACCAGAACTGATTGAAAGCTGAATCCTTCAATGATACCGTATAGTTCCAAATTCTATTATTATCATCTATCAATACTGAATAAGGTATAATAGGGGTGTATACATATCTTGTTATATCTTGTCCTTCTCTTCTGTTATGCATCAACATCTTGACACCATCGATAACTAACCATTTGTCTGACTGGTTTGCCATATATCCAATGGTTGTGTTTCCACTTACTTTTCCTAGAGGTTTATAATCACCTTCTTGTATTCCACCACCAATTGTTAATCCAATATTGAAGAAATAAGGATATGTCTTGCCATATTCTGAGATTGTTGCCAAAACTGGTGACACGTCAAATGCACATTCGTTACCATAATAGTTCTTCTCCAACGTTGTTACATAGTTGGTTGTTGCTGTTGAGTTTTTGAATACATCAACAATTATCTTGCCATTGAAGAAGTCTTGACTCTCATCATCTGGGTTATCTGGGAATCTTGGGTACATAATGCTAGCAGTAAAGTAGTTGTCTGGAATGTTCGTATCAACCACCCTAGGAACATTGAATAAGTTTTCCAATGTCTTTGCTGCAAAATGTACTGTGCTGCCATTATGAGTTATGGTAAAGTTAGCTGATAGACTACCACAGTTTCTAAAGGCTTGACACATACTGAATGATGTGGAATCACCGTCAGAACTTATGAAAAACCTCTTGTTCTTTGCATCCTTTGGATTCATAACGTTTGTAATGGTCTCTCCCAATACGGTAACTGAATACTGTCCATCACCGCTTACAAGGGATTGAAGACCATCCTCAATATCAATCTCTAAGGTTGACTTTGTACCAGTGATAGGCTGTATAACTTTCAATATGTTTGGAATCTCTGTAAAGGTTAAGTAATCATTAATCCTTAAATCATCTTCCGTTTGTGCGTTATATGTTATCTCCATCTTATTTAACTGTTAAAATAATTATCTGTATCTTTCATTATCTCGTTGAATAACTCATCAAACCATTTATCAATATATCCCTCCAATTCTGGTATCATCTTCGTTAAATCACCTTCCTCGTTCCATACCATAAATGGTCTTTCCCTTAATCCCTTCTCCATTATGTTCTTGATGATGAGATATACCAATTGAGATTGTGTGAGGTTTCCTAATCTAATCCCCTTCCTCAATACCCATCTATCAATGTTTTCAACGAACTGAGCCATTGTATTAGGGAATCTGTGTGTTCGTCTCCAACCTAGACTGACATACTCCCAATAATCATATATCTGCAAGGCTATGCCATTGTCTAATGTGGTTACATTGATGCTTCCCTCTAGCTCAGAACCTTGAAGGGTATTGGTACCAGTCTTGGGATTGATGCCATATTGATTTATCCTTCTCTTAAGTATCTTCTTAACCTCATTGGCTAGCTCTATGAATGCTTTTTGTATATCCATTAGCAATATCTATTTCTAGGCAAATGAATTGGTTTCAAATCAATGTCACCAACCTCATTCTCATTTATTGTTATCTCAGTGTCAGTATCTCCGCTATAAGGCTCATCATTGAAGTTCTCATCAAGTTCACATAGATTAAGTGGTGATGGCATTGCTAGAACAATTGATAGCTTAACACCAGCTGAGTTATCATCAGTATATTCGCTTACAGTCATAATTGAATAATCATAAAGTGATAACACACCCTTGAATTCATCCTTGTTATCAATATAACCTAGAATGTCAACAGCAATTGTAAAGGCATTTGTCTGAACATCTTCAATGGTGTTTCCACTTGTTCCGTCTGGTTGGGATAATATATACATCTGGAATTCACTTCTGAATATATTTGTAGTTATATTCAATTGATGAATTGATACCGTATCAACATATACTTGATAGGTATTGTGGTTATTCTGGGCATTGTTGTACGTATCATTTTGGTATCGAAACGTCTTCACCCCTTTGTGACGTAATGCTATATCTCTGAATATTGCAACTAAATCTTTTATCATATTAAAATCATTTAGATAAACATATTAAAAAAGGTAGGAATAACCCTACCTTCTATTCTTTGACTTTGCTTTTCTCAATGTTTCTTGAAAAGCATCCTCTTGCTCTTCCATTTCTCCCTTCTCTATCATATATGATAAGAATGTAAAATAATCAGTTAAATAGACTTGATATATTTGCGCAATCTTTTCAACTTTCTCATCTGCCATTTCAACCATAGTTTTGTATGTTCCCCATTTCTCACAGAAGTCTCTATATGCCTTTGAATGTGGTTTAGTTCTTCCTCCAGAGCCAAAGACAATTGGGAAGGTACTGTGGACACTATGTAGCAGTTCAAAAAAAAAGCTATCGTTGGCATTATCTTCATTATTGGTTGCCTCTCCCACATTTCCTTTCTCTTCTCAAATAATTCAGCCTCAAACTTGCTATCATATATCTCTCCTTTCTTCCTACATATTATGGCTAGAATTGACGCATAATCATACTTATCAGCCTTTAATACGGTATCAATGGAGATATATTCTCCAGTCTTTAGCTTTTCCATAACATTGATGATATATTCCTCACCATCTACAATAACCTTATTTGATGGTGCATCTTCCTTTGGCTTATCTTGTAGGAACATCAGCTTGTTCATCAATATCTCAGTTATCTCCATTGGCAATTGGTCAATTTCTTCAACTGTCTTGTCAGTGAAGATATGTAACACGTCTCTAATGTCAAACTTTCTATCAGTATCACCATAATAACGTTCAATGTCTTGGAATTGTTTCAATGTTATCTCATCCCAACTATTAGGTATCGTTATTTCTCCTAAATTTATAATATCTTTCTCCATATTATGCAAATATTTTTATTCCAGTTGCTACAAAATTATTATTATTCTTTCCAACATATTTGAAATCATTCTTGCACTGTAATGCTATAGCAAGTGACATTATTCTATCGTCTTTCTTACCGTCTTGGGCTGCAAATGTTAGCTTTTTTGTTTTGCTTATCTTGCTTATGAACGTTCCAAACTGGCTAAACAGTTCCGTATCTTCCTTGTTAAAGTGTATATCAACATTTGCAATTGCTACTGCTAAGTTGGATATTATCTCTTCTTTGCTAGAATTTGTTGTTGTCCATTCATAAATCTTGCTCTTATATTGAACTAGCTTTTTTACCTCGTTGATTATTGGCGCACCCAGACCATTATTCTCCATATATACAGCAACAGCGTTGGATTTATTAATAATATCGGCTATTTTCTTATATTTTGTGTCCAAAGTACCAGTTATGAGGTACTGTTGTACTTCGTTTTCAGTGTTAATCTTGGTAACAATTGTTTCATCTTCACCATTTCCACTAATATCAACACCCAACCACTCTTTTCCTTGATGATATGGATAATCACCAAAACAATTTTCAAAACCTTCAAAAAAAGTAAGAGAAGAATCTAGAAATTTGCACTCAAATTCTTGTTCAAAAGCCTTTGGTGGAATGGATTTCTTAATTTCCTCTATCTCTTCCTTGGTAACTAATCCATCATCATATATCGTTCTTACCAAATATGCTGTACCTTCTTCCTTATTTAATGCTCTGAGATAGAAATCATAGAAGAAACCAGACTTTCCACAAGGAGTTGAAATCATAACGACAAGTGGTTTCCTAGCTTTTGTGATAGGCATAACGACATTACCCCAGAAATTTTCACCATTAGGTAACACGTCTTGAATATAAGCTGCCTCATCAATAATTAATACTCCACTAATCGTTGTACCTCTGATGGCTGTATAAGCTTCTGCTGAATAAAATTGGAGAGTAGACCCATAAATTGTTTCAATTGTTAATGTTGTCGAATTTGCCTTTTTAATAATCCCACTACCCTCCAATAATTGAGTTATTTCCTTATAAACCTTTCTACCCAACTGGAATGTTGGTGATATATACGCGTTAAATGTATATTTTTTGAATAAATGTTCAATAAGAAGAATTTCTGCAAGAACTGATTTACCAGACTGACGAGAATAACACAGTATAACCCTCTTGTTATCTTTGTTATGACACAAATCATATGCTGCCTTTTGTCCTTCTGTTAATTTAATATCGAATCGTAATTCCATTTATATCCCTTATGTTGAGTTATTTTCACCCATTTGCCTTTTACATAACGACCTCCATTGCAACATTTAATTATAGATGTTCTATCAAAACCGCTTATTCATCAACTACTTCTCCATCAACAATATCATTATTGAATCCAAATGATATTTTGATTCCATCTGCATTATTTTGAATATTAACTTGCGTTTGTGGGTCTTTTCGTTCTATTCCAAAAATACGACTCATACTGTCAAGTATATTCCTAGCATTATATATGTCACCCTTCTCAATGGCATCAGCCAATAATGATTCATAACGTCCATAGAACATTTTCCTTAACTTCTCAGCCTCAATATCACAATCCACTGCAAACCTATCTAGAGCAGCGTTATAATAATTGGCAGCAGTCCTAGCAGCTAGAGGTCTCTCCATACCCTCATACAATCCTTTGGTAATCTTCTCAATGCAATCACTCCTAGATGCACCATTTGCAATATCGACATATACAAGACCAACCAAATCATCAGCGACACCATATTTCTTTGTTAATGTTGGCATACCCTCTGATGCTGGTGTTTTCCTCGCTTTTCTATCTTTCTTGCTTGGTAAACTATGTGATTTTGCCAACATAGCTTAATCTGTTTTCTTAGGTCTTCCAGCCTTCTTTTTGTCGGCTTTTACAGCCTCATTATTAGGGCTTGTAGACTCTTTATTTTCCTCAGATGTATTATTCACCTCCATTTGCTTTTTGAACTGCGAGAGAGCCACTTCCAGCTCTGCTATGCGTTGTCTGATGCAGCTTCCACAGTTGGTACTTGCTACGTTCTTTTCCAGTACTCTATTGTATACTGTTGTTAGCTCACCACCATTAGCATAGAATCCTTTGTTACGTATATCAATGAACTTTTCTACCAATTTTACATCTTCATTTGTCCATTTCATAATCATCTAAATTAATCGTTTTATTTCTCTCATCTATTCTAATTGCCAGAAATATCATAAAGGCAAAGAATAGACCTACTCCTAACATAATCCAGTCATTGAATGCTAGTGCCATTATGGTTGTTGTCACCCAAGTTATATGGAATGAAAGGCACTGTCTACATTTGAATGCTTCAAAGTCGAATATTGGGTGTTTATCAGCTAATCTACACTCTTCGGTAAAATACCAGCCTAGGGAATATCCAATAAAACACCCTATCAACAATAACATAAATTTAATTATCAATATCATAATCCCATTTTAATTAACATATTTATTTATAGCAAATTGCCATACATTAAATTAAAAGCTTTCTTTATTTCCGCTTTCGACACGTTATTTCTTACCCAATTCCTAACATCAATAACCTTCTGTCTACAACTTGTACATTTGGTTTTCTCTTGTAACTTCTTATATGTCATATCTGGAATCAATGTCTTCAAATTGAATAATCTGAAATGTTCAGCATCAAATTCATCTTCCACTCTATGCATTATGTACAATGTGGCAAAGTCCTTATATAGGTCACTTCTAATCTTGTTTATTGCTGTGTCCTTGGTGTCATTAAACCAGTTCTCATAGGCTAGATTAATGCTATCTGAGTTATAGTTTAAATCTCTCTTGCTTACCCTACAATATTGTCTTTCCCTCTGGACATTCTGTTTGAAACTCCTAAAGAAATAATTCTCTATTCCTTGGTTTGATGTATCGTCCAATTTACCTTTCTTATTGATGGCATTATAACAAGATAATATTGTATTTGAAAACACGTCTTCATCCCAATTTAACTGGTTCTGAATACACATTGTTTTATATTTGTTTTTCAATATCTCATAATTATCATTGATATATTCTAGGAATAATCTTGCATCAGACATTTGGTTTATAAATCAATTTGTATTCATTATTTTCATCCTTCTTGTATATCCAAGCATCTTGTAGTAGTAACTCTTCTCTCTTTGACAGTTCATAGGATTGATATAGTTTGCTGTATATCTTCTTCACCACCGTTTCTGGTCTCTTTGACAATCTCAATAAGTTATATAATACCACCACACCATCATTAAGGAAGTTTATATAGATTGGAATAAGATTATTTGTTGTGTAATCAAGATATAGAGAACCAGCTTTATGTGTTTCAATATAGATGGTTGATGCTGTGTATGTCTCTCCACTTATTGTTAGGTTTGGCAATAGATTCTGGTTTCTTCGTTTAATCTCAATGTTCATCATCTTTCCATCTGTTGTTTTTCCACTAGCATCACTGTAATGGTTTCTAGGTGTTCTCCCCAAGTCAATTAGATTAAGTACTTTGTTGAACTCTTGAAGTAAGTCATAATCTTCGTTTTCAATTTTAAAAGAATACTCTCTATCCATATTAAATTATAGTTTTAAATTAGATTATTTATATATAAATATCCAAATAAAATAAAAAGTACTCAAAAAAATACTTGATTTATATCAAGAGTTGAAAAAATGATATAAAATGTACTGTAACGTGTCCTGAAAGGTATATAAAAAACATAACCGCCTCAGTATCACTACTAAAGCGGTTATCAAACGATATTAATAACTAAAAATGTAATTCTTTTTAAGAAATCGTTAACATCTTTTATATCAATAAGTTTTGTGAATTTGATAAGAAGTCCTAAATTTGTGGTCGAATTAAATAACGTGTCTTATCAAATGGTTTAAATTATGAAAGTTTCTAGTGCTACAATCAAGTTATTGCTAAGAACTAGCAAGGTTCTAGCAGATGGTTCTAATCCCATCTATTTAAGAGTGTCCTTCAATGGTATGAAGGAGGTATCAACTGGTTATTCTTGCATTCCTCGTTTTTGGGATAAGCGTAACGAATGCATCAAGAAAGGTTATCCAAATTACTCTAGTATTAATGCTGTCTTGCAGAAGTTGAAATCCGATGCCATTGAGAGGAAGAATAAGTTTGAATTGAAAGGTGTTGTTTATACTCCATCTATGATATTGGAGAAGGAGGTTGTTTTCCAGCCTTCTGACGATGATTTCAAAGGGTTGATGGATAAGTATACTGTTTCGTTATCTCCAACGACTAGAAAGGTCTGGAAATCCTTCTATAACTCTTTTATTTCATATAAGAAGATTGAGAAGATTCAAGAGGTTACTTTGGAGGTTATAAAAGGTTATGCAAAGCATCTAGAGGATAGTGGAATGAAGGAGAGTACAATTAAAATGACTTTAAGTAAATTGGCTGCTCTGTGTAAGTTCGCTGTTGAAGAGGGTATAGTTAGAGATAATCCATTTAAAAGATTTAATCTTAATAAGAAGTATAAGACTAGTGCAAAGAGTGTATATATTCACTATAGGAGCATTGAGGTTATGAAGGAAATGTTCTTGGCTGATGTTATTGATGTTAATGGCAAGATGTGGAGTTACAAGGACGGTGCAATTGAGAAGTTAACTGATAGGACTAGTGATTTATTTGCACGTTACTTTTGGCTATGTGGGCTGCTGTTTCAAGGTTTGGCTCCAGTGGATTTATGTCAATTGAAGATTGCTGATTTAGAGGTTAAGGATATTGATGGTGAGAGTTATTACTGTTGGGACGGCAAGAGGCAGAAGACCAAGATGGCTGTTAAGATTAGGATTAAGGCTCATACGATGTATTCTAGGGTAATGATTCAGACATTCCTAATGACTAGGAATGGTTATTTGTTACCAGTGCTAGATGGTGTTAAGGATGATAAGCTTGTTATATATAAGAAAGTTTCAAATTGGTTATCCAATCATATTTCAAAGTTTAGAGAATGGATTAAGGTTGTGAATGCTGAGATTATTCAGAGGAATGTTACGAACAAGGATGATATACCGTTGATACCAGAAGATGTGTCGTATTACTCTTATAGGCATTCATACGCGCAAATGTATCTTTCAAAGGGTGGTAGTCCATTGGCTTTGGCTACTCTGCTTGGGCGTAGCGTAGATACCATTTCAACTTACATTAAGGAGTTAGAAGAAGAGAGTGACCTTGTTGGTGCTGTATCTATTGTTGATTAATAAAAAAGTGACTCCCTCTGCTTTCACAAGTGGAGGGAGTCTAAGCATAAGTTACTTTTTAATATATATGAAAAACACAACAATTATATTGTATTAAAGAATTCTCTAATATATTCTTTCTCTAGAACTGTAACCTTATGTGGTTGTTCCATCCATCGTTTGCTGAATTTTGATTCTAGAAATCTTTTGAATTCTCTTATTCTTGCTTCTTTGCTTCTTTGTTGATATGTTACCAATTTATCCTTAAAATTAACCTCATATGCTTGTCCTTCTTTTTCTACTTTTACTTTCGCCATTGATTAGTTTTCTAGTTTCTTCGATTAGTAAAGGGAGACGTTCCCAGTTAATTCTTCCATTCTCTTTATCTTCTTCGTATCTTATTTCTTCCCAACTGTTATATAAATCATCTTCGCTGCTAAAAGGTGCACGTCTCCCATTTGTTCTATAAATCTGGATTGTCCTATTTTGGACATATATTGAGTGTTGAAGTATTTCTTCTTCTCGCTGTTGTTGTCTTTGTTGTTTTTCTCTCTCCTTTTTAAGTTTCTTCTCTTCCTTTGCCTTTTGTTTTGCTTTTTGTTTCTCTATTTCTTCTTTTTCTCTCTGGAGTCTTAGCTCTTCTCTTTCTTTTCTTCTTTGCCTTTTTTGTCTTTGCTGCTCCAACCATTCTTGGAGGTATAGTCCTTGTCTAACTTTTCCCATAACATTCTATTTTAATATAAATAGTTTGCAATTTCAAAAAGTACGGGTGAGGGAAAGAAAAAAGGATAATATAATTAATTAAATCCAAAAAATAATGGCAAATCAGAAAGAATCCTCACCCATACCGAAAGTTACATCGAATGTGATAAGTTATGAAGCTTAACGTTAACTGTTGGTTGCTTCCTTAACTTAACAATGCAAAGATATATAAAATTTTCTTAAAAACAAAATTTTAGGTAATATTTTTTTCTTTATAATACTGTTTTTTTTCATCGTTGTGTACATTTCTTTGTTTGGTAGATATTCCATCCAATCCATATACACTTATTGGTGTCTTTACGTGTTTATATGTTACCTTATCTTCGATAATTCTTTCTCTGAACCATAACCAATCACCTAGAAGTTTCCACTCTTCTGAGTATGGTATTTTCTTCATCAATTCACTTCTTATGAATGTTGATTGATGTGGCAATGCTGTTTTCTTAAAGAATGCTTCATCCAACTTATCTGGGTATTTTGAAATGTACTTTGATGTTCCTCGGTCTTTCCATTCATCACCATATACAATATCTTTGTTCAATTCATTTATAATATTTTCTATAACGTTGGTATCACATAGATAATCACCACTGTTTAGGAATAGTACATAATCTCCATTGATGTGTGGTATTGCCTTATTCATTGCGTTATATAATCCTTCATCTTTTTCACTTACCCAATAGTCAATTTGGTCTTTATATAAATCTATAATATCAGTTGAGCCATCGGTTGAACCACCATCTATGATGATGTATTCTATTTGGTCTTTTAGGGATTGAGATACAACTGATTCAATTGTTCGTCTTAGCCCATTTCGGTTGTTTAGGTTGATTGTTACTATAGTTATCATATTTTTTTATTATAAACAGACATTTATAAGTAAATATGTTTATTTAAACTTAAAATAATGATAAAAATAGATAAAATATGAGTAGACCTATTGGAAGTAAGAACAAACCTAAGATTCCTCAGAATAGGAATGGTGTTTTTATTACAAATTTTGAGAAGATGATTGAGGGTAGTGCAATCACAAGGAAGAATGCTCTTGGTTGGGTTAATTGGGGTATCAAGAACAATTATCCAAACTTGTTATTGGACTTATATAACCAGAGTCCGACACATAGAGCTTGTATTAATTTTGGAGTACAGTCAATACTAGGTAATGGTGTTGATTTTGAGCAGATGAAGTTGAATGGTGATGAAGTTGTTCCAAATTACCAGTATTCTTGGGATGATTTGATAAGAAACATTTCATTGGATTATATGTTGTATGGAAGTTATGCAATCCAAATAATTATGAACAATGATGGAAAGACATTCTCCTTTTGGCATATGCCTCTAGACAAGGTACGTTGGAGTGAGTATGATGAAGATGGTCAGATAACATCTTATTGGATTTGCAATGATTGGACTGCTAATGGTCAGTTTCCTCCATTCCAAATCGATGCATTTGATATGAGGGATGAATCAGTCATTGAAAATGGCAAGCCTTATTTGTATGTGTACCGACAGTATTCACCAGCGATGACTTATTACACGCAGCCTCATTACCAAGCTGGTATTAAGTCCATTCAATCCGAAATTGAATATGTAAACTTTGACCTTAAGACAACTGTAAACAACTTTGTACCCAGCGGAATGTTGGTCTTAAATGATGTTGAGACTGATGAGGAAAGGCAAGGCATTATCAACAATGTTACAAGGATGTTCCAAGGTTCGGATGGAGCAAACAGTCTAATGGTTACATTCAGAAACAATGTGGAAGAGCAGAAACCAGAATTTGTGCCTTTTGCTGCAAACAGTGGGAACATCAATCTTTATGCATCAGCAAATGAGAGGACTGTATCAAGGATATTGGCTTCACATCAAATTCCAAATGCAAGTTTGGTTGGAATGCCAGATGTGGGTAACAGTGGTTTTGCTTCTGAGGCTGACAAGTTGGAAACTGCCTATCAGCTTTATAACAAGTTAACTGGTAACAACAACCGTATGGCTGTGGTTAGAACATTGAATCAGATGTTGAAGATGAACGGTGTTGAAACTGAGATTATAATGAAGCCTCTTAGCTTTAACGACTTTGGCAATGATGCCAATGTTGAAGAGAGAACTGAGGGAACGAATCCAGAGAAGGAGGATGAAAATAACGTTGAAGAGCAAAAAGTTGAGAAGTAATATGATACAGAATACTATTATTAACGAGAAGTGGTTAAAGGAGTTTAGCCCAGTTCCATTGAACTACAATATGAAGGAGTTGCATAACTACATCAAGTTAGCTGAAACCATTTGGGTTGAGCCTATAATTGGTCACACATTGTATGAGAATCTTCTTCAAGAGGTTGCTGAGAATGACTTGTCTGATGCCAATTCAACTGCTCTAGTTGAGGCTATATATCCTTACCTAGGCTTTGCTGTGGCTTATGAGGCATTACCAGTGATATGGGCGCATATAAGTGAGGTAGGAGTGACCAAGGGCAAGAGTGACAACAGTGATTCATTGGACTTGAAGGATATGACCTATTTCCAGCAACATCTAAGGACACAAGTTGAGGCTAGAAAGGACTATTGCAAGAAATGGCTTTGTGAGCATTCTGAGTATTATCCTAACCTAGATTGCTGCTCTTGTGGTTGCAAGTGTTGTCAAGAGAATATTGGCAAATTGAACTACCCTAACCCTATGAAACAACTGTATGGTACTAACCGTAGATGCACTGATTTGAAATAAGGCTATTTCCAGCCGTTCTGAGAGCATTTCTCCAGTTGGGTGGATAACTTATAAGCTGTAGGAGTTTTGAACGCTCCTACGGCTTTATTTTATAGGTTTATGTCAAAACTTTTTGATTGATTCCTTTCATACTCAGCTTTCAATTGGTCATAGCTCATACCGTACTCTACAGCCATACCACCTCTCTTGTTTGTTTCTGACAAGTTCTTGAACATCTTTTGTCTTATTATCCACTTGTATTGAAGTCCAAAGCCTTTATCGATGTGCAGTCCAAACGCGTTATCAGCAACCATTACATTCATCGTTGGTGCTGTTTGGACATAGTGTTGACCAACTGACATTGCCACAACATCGGTTATCTTGGTGTTGAAGATGCTGATTTTGGTATAGTTTTCCAAACCTCTCATATGATTCATCCTCTGCTTATAGAACTTATGGCATTGTTGGTGTAACAGCAAGTCTGGATTGTAATCTGGTCTTTTGTCTTCGCATAGGCTATAGAGAGGTAGTAGCATACAGTTATAGTTCCCTTGTACCATCTTGTCAATTTCCTTCTCATAGTCTTGGAAGTAGAATAGTTCATCCATATCGCACAGTACGATGATTTCATATTGGTCTTTGAATTCTAGGTATGCTTGTTCCTTGACCGTTTTCTGTATGACATCGTTTTGACCGTTGGAATCGAAGTGACGGACTTCAACATAATGTAAGTTGGAGAGATATTCAATGCTGCCATCAGTGCTGCCATTGTCTAGCACCAATACCTTGGTAGCAATGCGACGCCAGTATTGTTCAACGAAGGGTAGAATGTCCATTTCGTTGAAGCATAATGTGATAATCAGTGTTTTGTAGTTCATATTATTTTGTTTTTAAAGTGCGTGTAGCGTTTAGGCTACACGCTTAATTTTATGCTTCTTCAAATGATTCTTCAAGTTCATTCTTGGTTGGCTCTAGGAGCAGTTGGTGTATTCGTTTTTCAGCCTTAATCTTTATAACGTTGGTGAGTCTTCTAGCTATGTCGTTGTTTGGCATATGCTCTTTGGTGTTCATTTCTAGGAGCAGTTTGTCAGCTAAGAATCTGCAATTTTGGAGTGTCATTTCATCTTCAATCCTCTTGAAGTACTTTGCTTTTAGTTCCTTGAAGATTTGCTCATTTTCCGCATTGGTCTCTTGTAGTGCCTCTAGTGAAGTGGCTGGTGAGCAAGTTTTCTTTTCTTTGAAGGTAGCCATCATATTAACAACTGAGAAGGTATCAGCACTGACAGCCAATCCCATTGAGAGCATATGCGAAAACTCTTCCTTCATATAGGTAGCCTCTTCTTGTGACTTTGGTGAGAAGTACTTGTACAGTGTTGGTAGGTAAGAACGGATTTCCCTTTGATTCTTCTCGTTGATGAACACTAGCATTTCCCTAACATAGTTGACAGTCTTGCTGTCGCAGTTGGTACTGATAAGTTTCATAATTACTTGACTAACCTCAACACCGTCTAGATTCTTATGCTTTGCCCTTAAGTAGTTGATGTGGCAGTCTTGGAGTAGGTGATACGTTAACCAATCCTCATCAGAATGCTTCTTGATGTACTCACTCATCTTGGTGTAGTTTGTCTCGATGTCAGCACCATCTGCTTTGAGAGAGTTGATGTACCTTGTGTACACACTGACCAAATCTTTTAAATTCTCCATTGATATAATCCTTTTTTTATTTAAGCATTTGAGCTTTCCATTTCAGATGGAAAAGCTCCAAATGCGTGTTTATTTATTTTTTAATATTGCATACCTATAATCACATTTCTCTTTATATCTTTCAAAATAATTGGTATCTTCAAAATCTTCAATGTTATCTTGATATTGTTCAACACTTTCTTCTATAGTTTTCATAAGTTCATCTTTTGTTTTACACTTATTAAGATTTATACACCAGTTTTCATATAGTAATTTTGTATCAACTTTATGATGATTTTGAGGTGCTTTTTGAGCCTCAAAATCATTATCATTATATTCAGATAATCTAAGCTTATCTAAGCTATGCTTATCTAAGCTTATCTTATCTAGTCTTATCTTATCTAGTGTGTCATTAGCTTCTTCATCAAATGCATTTTCTACTAGTGTGTCATTAACTTGTTTTTCATCTAGTGTATCATTAAGTTCAGAATCCTCTTCAATTTCTACTGATTTTAGTAGTAATTCAACTATGCTTGGATGGAGTTTATAATGCGTGCATCTATGGTTTGTACCGCTTTTCCTTTCTACTAGTCTTTGCATAATAAGTTTCAACAGCACTCTATTAACTTGACTATGTTCTATATTTGAACCATTCTCAATATCTTTTTGAGAGCAGTAGAACCAACCATCGTTTTTGCTTGCATATATGCTATGACTTAGATATTGAAAACATAGTGTAGCCAAAACATTCTTTTCAGTAATTGTCTTAATCTTCTTGCTCTTCTGTACTTCAACTGGCAGAAACTCCCAATCAGAGCATCTTTTTACTTTCCTTTTACTCATTGTACTTTAGTTTTATCTTATTATTCGTCCAAGTGGCTTTTAAGATAAGTTAGGAGGGAGATAAAACCACTTGACGAAACCCTCCTAACTGTATAAAAAGAATAAGTTTGCAACCTCATTCTATATTAAATATATGTGACTTTGAAAAAAGTGCATATATATTAACAATTATTTTTGCAAAGATATAAAAAATAGTTCAAAAAGACAAATTTTCTTCCAACTATTATTTTATAATATATATAATATATTATATAACTTATCAAAATTATTATAGATTTATAATAATATTTTATTTCTTAAAATCTGTTAAATGTTAAGCTAAAAATTTGGTTATTCCAACTTTTTTTCATACATTTGCAATGTTCAGAAGAACAAGGTTAATCTCTATCACCTTTTAAGTATAAAGTATAGAGAAAGGTATTAAATTTATTTATTATGATTAAAAATTTGATTAGTTACTTCAACGGTGAAGTTGAGTACAGTGTTAACTTGCATCTCATTAACACACAGCGAAAAAACAAGGTAATGTTCATTACAGTTACAAAAGTTGACAACGGTATGGATTACACAGTCATCTTCAACGGTTTACCGACACCGAAGAATTTGCAAAAGGTGTGTGAAAAAGATGTAGAGGCTGCAAAATTCATAATCAAGACACTCAAGGAAGAAGATGTATATGAACTTGCTGCTGAGTATTGGAACTTTGAGAAGAGTGAGTGGGAAGATAACCTTGATGACACACTTGAACTCTATTTGGAAAAGGTAAATAAATAAAAGTTTTTTGATTTTTTCATATTTTTCCCCATTTGTCTGTGAAGATGGTAATGGGGTTTTTAAAAAGAGAATAATTAAATTCAATATATTAACTATTAAAATTAATAAGGTATGATTCAAATTCAAGAAATCGGTCACTATATGCTGACCAAGAAGAAGTTCGATGAACTAGTTAAAAATGGAAAGCCATTTATTGTAACAGCTAACAGTCCAAAGGGTGCTAACTATTTAACAATCGATGGTTGGGATTGTAAGGAGATTACCAAGGAATGCCTTAAGTTCCTATGCAGTGTGCTTAAGTGTGATTATGTTGGTTGCATTAACCTTCCAAGTGGCATTACCATCATTTGTGATGAAGATGGGCTTAACAAGCAGCTTGAACCAAATGACTTTGCCACATCTTTAATGAGAAGTGAAGGTTTTGATAACTATGGATTACCAATTGTGGGTGATGCGGTGATAGCATTCCCTCCAAAGGAAAAATAAGCCATTCTGAGAGCATTTTAACAATGGGGTGGATAACTTGTTCACCCCACCTAAAAGAAACGATTATACACCATTAAAATAAGAAAGGAAATTTTTATGGCAAAAGTAGAATTTATTCAGATTACAACTGAGGAAGAGATTAAGCAGAAGCTTGCACAGTTCAACAACATTGATTTGGATGATGATGATGCTGTTGATAAGTACGTTGAAGAATTGCAGAGCTACATTGGTAGTGCGATTATTACAGATGAAATGATTAATGAAATTTTTAAATAAGAAAGGAATATGTATTATCACATTACAACAGAAGAGAATGCTAGAAAGATACTCAAGGAAGGTCTTATAGCGAACATTGGTTCTAACTCTGAACTATCAGAGAAAGGGTATATCTACTTGTTTGAGAACAAATCGTATCGCAATCCAATCAGTGGAGAAGTTATTGCAGTTGCAGATGACATTGCAAAGAATCAACTCTTTCTTGATAAGTATGTAATGCTTGAAATTGATGAGAGAGGTATTGAAGTGGAGGTGGAGAAGGATGATGTTGGTGAATTTGCATCATTTGCTGAGTGGAAGGTAAAACAACCTATAATAGATAAGAGGTATATCAACTATTTTGGAACATATAAAATAAAATAAGAATAATATGGCAAAGAATGAAAATTATTTTAAGTCACAGAAGGTTGAGTTGTGGCTAAGTCAGAGTGACATTGACATTATCAAATATGCCATCAATCACATTGCTTGGGAAGATTATAATGCTGATGATTATGATGGTGAAGACAATGGATTATTACAGACAATACCACTTGTGTTGGATATGACAAGTATAAACAATATAAGAAGCAACTTGGTGCAGCTTGCATACATCTAGATGATTTTGAAAGTCAGATTACAGAATATTTGGAAGAATAGTTGGACATTTTGTCTAATTTTATTTTATTTTAATTTCATTTGTTATTATTTTAGTCCAACTCGGTTTGTGAAAATAGATGTTGGACACTTTTAAAAGAAAAGTGTTGGTATTACAAAATAAGGAGGTAGTATATGTGTAGTAGAGATTTGATAAACTTTATAAAAATGACTAGTAATGATTTGCTAGTACAATTTTTGACTGCCCATCGGAATAATGAGGAAAATTTTGAAATATTAAAAAGGATGAAGTATCATTTAAATAAAGAGAATGGTCAATGGCGGTTTAGTTTTTACCCAATAGAAGATTGTATAATAATTGAAGACTGGTATAAGTATTACAACGATGATGCTGCCAAAGAGTATGATAATCCTAGTGAGTATGTTGCAGAATGTATTAGAAATGAGGTTCTAAACAAGTTAGAAGAGGAAGCATATATTGAAGATGTCGAAAATGCAAAGAAAGCATATGTTGAAGAGCTTGAAAAGGTTATTGAATCTGAACTTAGATTTCGACAAAATTATTGTTATGATATAAGGTAAAATATGATTTAGTTTTAAACACTTAAAAAATCTTTCATTTTTATTAGTCCAACTCGGTTTGTGAAAATAGATGTTGGACATTTTTAAAAGAAAAAACACGCTCATTGAGCGTTATATCAGATAATTTATTTATTAACAATTTAAAAAATAAAGTAAAATGAATAGAAACATTAAAGAGGAACAGTTTGGTGTTCCAAGAGTTGATGCTGTCGAATTTGAGAAAATTTATTCATATGACAGCAATGTGATTAATCCTAGTGAGCTTTTCTACCCTTATTTGCTTAACAGAGGTGGTAGGGATGATGCCATTCAGAAACACGTTAATGAGATTGCTGATGCAATTATCCAGAATGGTGGTATGAATAAGATGCCTCCAATTATTGTTGACATTAACACCCTACAAATTATAGATGGTAATTGTAGATTCAAAGCTATGATTAAGGTTTTGGAGAAGGGTGTGTTGGATAACATAATATTGAGGGTTATTTATGAAAACGTTTCAGAGGAATACTTTGACAAAAGGGTTATTGAACTTAATCAAGGTCAAAAGCCTTGGGGTGTGTTGGATTTCATTTATAGTTATTCACTGAGAAATAATGAGAATTATACAAGGCTTATCGATTTCTGCAAGTCGGAAGACACGTTGCATAAGAATGATACAATTAACCCTCGTTATGCTGCTGCTGCACTACGAAAGTCCATTAACGATTTGAAGAATTCAAAGTTGGAACTTACTGATGAAGAGATTGAAGTTGGAAGACAAGTTATTCAAGAGGCTGATGAGATTAGGAAGAAGTTTTCAGAGGATTCCAAAGCCAATGGTGGTGGTTGGTATGAGGCTTATCTTAAGGCTTGGGCAGAGATTAGACCTAGCCTTGGTGACATTTCATTCAAGGACTATTTGAGGGCTATTAAGCACCAAATAGACTACAACAAGAGGAACAATGAAGTCCCTTATGGGTCGAACAAGAAACCAGCTTGGTTTAGCTTCTTCTCAAATACATTGAGATATGAGTTTGGTAGGTAATTAAAAAAATATGCGTGTTTTTAATGTGACACGCATATTTTTTTGTAACTTTGCAGCCGATTATTAATTTAAAAACAAAGTTATTATGATTAAGAAGACGAAAGACTGTTACAAACAGATTGAAGAGAAGATTGAGAATGGTTTGGACTGGAACAAGACACACAATACAGTTTCAAGCAGAATTAACGTAATTTGTTTGTGGATTTCCAGAGGACTTTATAATTCCTTTGATAAATCAAAATTAAAACAATATGAAAATGTAAAATTTCAACTAATCGATAACGATGATTATTGTCAATTGTTAATACGATTTGAATAATTGGCAATAAGACCATTTTCCAGCCCTCTAGAGCCATTTCTATGCATCAGATGATAAAGTGTAAGCCCTACAACCAATTAAACGATTGTAGGGCTTTAAAATGCGTTATTCAGCATCATCAAATGTAGCTCCATTTTCTCCGCCATCATCTTCACCATATTCTACCACAGTCCATCCATTAGGTATACCATTTGCTCCACTAGCCCAAATTGTTGTATTTGGTGCTTTGGTGAATGTACCAGAAGATGCAACATTGGATAGCCAACCTCCAGTAGAGTTTGATTGTTTTGATGTGGCAAGACAAGTCACATTGCTTAGATTTGTACAGCCTTCAAACATAGCCCAATAAACAGCATTTCCCAACGTTGCTGCTGGTAATATCGGTGCAGTTGTCAATGATGTGCAATTATGGAACATATCTGACCAACAATAATCACCGTTAAAAGTGGTAGCAGATGTGCCTATTATCTTTGGTGCTACAGTTAAACCAGTACAGCCTTGGAACATCTGAGAATAGCATTGTTTTGTTACTGTTGTAGCTGGGAATACTAAATTTTCTGCACTTGTGATATTCGTTGCAGCACTGAACATATTTCTTAATTGGAAGTTTGCTGGAATCGTTGTCTGACCACTGAAATTGTCACCATAGCACATTGACATTATATTTCCTTGAACCCTTGCTGCTGCTGATGGGCGAATTGTACCAATTCCAATATTATTGTTGATGGTTTGACCACTAGCTTTCCATAGAATCTTCTCATTGGTGTTGATAGCTGGTGATGTTTGACCAATCTGCAAGTTATTCCAAGTTGAACCATTGTCCAGAGAATATTGGAATACGTTTGAAGAATTACCTCCAGCCAATGTGAATGTCACTCCATCAGTTTCAGCCACAAATGTCAGATATTGATTTTCATATGATGTATTACAATCATCCGAACCTTCTTCTATCAAATCACCTTTGGTATATATAGGTGGTAACAATGGTTGCATTGTTCCATCAATATTTCTTTCATATTCTTGGAGTTTCTTATACTTGTTTCCATCCTCGCATATGTAATCTCCAACAACCTCAACATAGTCATATAATGTCATCCACTCATCAGTTTCACAATAGAGATAATCAACACCTCCAATGGTTGCATATAACCCAACATAAGGACATTCATAGTTATTTGCTTCTCTTATATCATAAAATACAAGATTCTGAGGTGGGTCTTGTAATTCTGCATAATACATTGGATATTCTGGTTTTGTTTCTCCACTTTCATTGAACGCTATTACTTGTTGTATTTGTTCATCCGTTAATGTTGATTGTGACATATAAACCCAATAGAAATCACCTTTCCAAAACTCCATATTAGCAGTCAGATAATCACAAAATAATGAACCGTCATTGTTTATGCTAGAACTGCTACCATATTGAAATGCTCCACTGTAACTTCCGTTATTAGTCCAATCATTTATAACTTGCTGAACACCATTATTCCAATTTACTCTAACTGATGCTGTTATTGGTTCAGAAGTTGTGTTTACACTATATGTTACAGTATTATAACTGCTTGAGCCATGCAGAAATATACCATTTGTTAGATAACGCCACATCCAATGCATTTGAGAGGCTGTAGTACCACCTCTGCTAGTTAGAATTGAATAACCACTAGATGTTTTGACTTTTGAAACGATTGTCATTGTGCATCCAGTTTCTGTGTTTGTTCTAATCAAAGATGTAGTACCTCCACTAATAACGAAACGAGTATTTCCAGTTATGGATATATAACCATCAGATGAATGGTCAACAACATTATTAGTGTTATATGTGCAAACAGCATCAACCTCTTTTGTTTGTCCACTTGTTTTTGAAATGGTATGTGTGTTAGTATCATAATCCTTTGCATTATAGTTTAAGACAAATGGCACATTTGGTAACGTTGCAGTACTTCCACTAACTTCTCCAACGCTTACCCAAGAACCACCGCTATAAATGTACTCATAACCATCATAAATTGTCAGTTTTCCTTCATATGTTGTGATGGAAAGACCGCTTCCATACAAACCGTACTCTTCATATTCGTTGAGATTGTTAAGTTTATACCACTTATCTGCATCAGAAGCAAAAACGGTGTTCATAGAACCAGTGTACGAAGATATGCTAGTGGTTACATCATAACAAGGTTGGTGTGGGTCTTGGATTGGTGATACCCATACACGTTGATAGGTGACATTGCCATTATAGTATACTTTGGCAATGTCATTGCTATCATAGTACCAATCATTAATATTATTGTTATTATATTTTATCATAATTTTATATTTTATTCTGAATAATCTAATACAGTCCAATTATTTGGTATACCACTACCACCACTACCCCAAGATGTCATTGATGCTGCCTTTGTGAATGTACCAGATGAGGAAGCATTTTGCAACCAATTTGATGTGCAGTATGAAGCTGATATATCAGTAGCCAAACAAGTAATCGAATTTATACCACCACAGTTTTGAAACATACAATTATAACACTGACTAACCAATGTCGTAGCTAGTAACTTTGGTGCTGTTTTTAGACTAGAGAATCTGAACATATATTGATAACAATAACTAGCCAATGTCGTAGCTGGTAATATCATATTTTCAGCTTTAATAATATTTTTGTTATAAGCGAATAAACTCTTTAATGCATAGTCCTTTCCGCTTAAACTTGTTTGACCAATGAAATTATCACCATATAACAATGACATTGCATTACCTTCAACATCAAACTTATCACTTGAACTGAAAGTACCAATGCCAGTTGAAGTAGGTGTTATTGTACCTTTAAACATTATCTTATCCCCTACCCCTACTGATGGCGTGTCTGTACTTGCTTCCAAAGCTGTCCAAGTTGAACCACTATCAAGGCTGTATGAAAGCCCAGCATTTGAGAATTGGAATGTTGATGCAGCACTTATCGGTACAAGTGTGAAATACTGCTTATCATAAGGAAGTGTTATATCTTGAACTGTCCATCCACTAGGAACACCATTAACACTGTCAATTGTCCATCCACTCATTTCATTTGCCTTGGTAAATACACCACTTTCTGAAACGCCACTTACCCAATTTTGTGTACAATTACTAGCTGATATGTCAGTTGCAAGACAAGTAATGCTATTCAGACTTGAACAACCTCTGAACATATTTTGATAGCAATAATTAACCAATGTCGTAGCAGACAATATTGGGGCTTCAGTCAAATTCGAACAACTTCTGAACATATTTTGATAGCAATAATTTGCCAATGTCAATGCTGGTAATTGCGGTGCTGTCTGCAATGAAGTACAACTTTCGAACATTTCTCGATAACAATAACTTGCCAATGTCGTAGCTGGTAACTGCTGTGCTACCGTTAAACTACGACAACTAAAGAACATATTAGAATAGCAATAATTTGCCAATGTCGTTGATGGCAACTGAGGTGCTGTTGTCAGACTAGTACAAAAACCGAACATACCATTATAACAATAATTTGCCAATGTTGTGGCTGGTAACTTTGGTGCTACCGTCAAACTAGAACAACTATCGAACATACCATAATAACAACCTTCTGCCAATGTTGTTGCTGGTAGTATTAAATTCTTTGCACTTACAACACTAGATTGGTAGAATAAGTAGTAAAATGCATAACTCTTATCACTTAAACTAGTCTCACCAATGAAGTTGTCACCATATAACAATGACATTGCATTACCCTCTACATCAAACTCTGAACTTGAACTGAACATACCAATGCCAGTTGAAGTAGGTGTTATTGTACCTTTAAACATTATCTTATCCCCTACCCCTACTGATGGCGTGTCTGTACTTGCT